GGCATGAGCTGACCCACGCCATCCTGCACAGCATGGGCGAGCATGAGCTCAACAACCGCGAGCGGTTCGTCGAAGAGTTCTCTCTGCGACTGGCCCGAGCAATACGTACAGCGAGGTTTTGATATGGCACGCAAAATGAAGATGACCCACGCAGAGCATGTCGAGTTGGCCAAGAAAATGTGCGCGGCGTACATCACTGTGCGCGATGCTTACGTTCAAGTGGCCAACAAGAACGGCGTCACGAGCCGCGAAGCAAGGCAGTTGGTCAAACTACGCAAGCACTTTGACTCCGCTCGGTCTGCGCTCGACAGTGCGTACCACGCTGTGACTTCTAACGAAGAGTTTTCGCAGGCAGGGCACGTTTACTACAACACGGGCCCCACGCAATGAAGACAGTCACTTGGTCGCACAGCTCCCTCAAGGACTACGAGGGCTGCCCTCGCAGATACCACGAGGTCAAGGTGCTCAAGAACTACCCGTTCAAAGACACCGACGCAACGCTCTACGGCAAGGAGTTACACACGGCAGCGGAGCTGTACATCAAGGAGGACACGCCCCTGCCGCCGCAGTTTGCGTTCTTGCAAGGAACGCTCGATGCGCTCAAGGCCAAGCCGGGCAGGAAACTGTGCGAGCACCAGATGGGTGTGACCAAGGACTTGAAGCCTTGCAAGTTCATGGACAAGGAGGTGTGGGTGCGCGGCATTGCCGACCTGCTCATCATCGACGACGAGAACCTCACGGCCAAGGTGGTGGACTACAAGTCGGGCAACAACAAGTACCCAGACCGCGAGCAGCTCAAGCTCATGGCGCTGATGGTGTTCGCCCACTTCCCCCACATCCGGCGCGTCTCTGGGGCGCTGCTGTTCGTGGTCAAGGAGGACATCGCCAAGGCCAGCTTCATGGTGGGCGAAGCCGAGGAGTACTGGTGGGACTACAGAGAGCGCGTGGCTCGCATCGAGCAGGCGCATGAGACCGGGGTGTGGAACCCCAAGCCGACACCGTTATGCGGTTGGTGTCCGGTGACAACGTGTGAACACAACCGCAAGAGAGGTTGATCATGACTCAAGTAAACGGCAAACGCAATTACAAACACGCCTACAAGCTGCAGAAGGCCAGCGGCGAGACCACTGACCAACTGGAGCGGCAGAAGGCTCGCAGGCTCTACGACAAGCAGGGCATCGACCGCAGCGGCAAGGACATCGACCACAAGGTGCCACTGCGCAAAGGAGGCAAGACATCCCCAGGCAACCTGCGCCTTCGCAGCAAGAGCGCCAACCAAGGAGATAACAAATGATGTTTGAACAATGGTGGGCGAACATCTCGCCCGCTGAGCAAAAGCTGATCGGTATCAACAACGCCTACTTCGTTTGGACGGAGGCCCGCAGACAAGCGCCAAGCGTCTTGTTCCTCAATGGCTTTCACCTGTGCCGCTCTGATGACGAGCTGATCATCATGCGCACCAACGGCCCGAGTGAAGGCGAGGGCGGCAGGTTCAACCTCAAAGAGTTTGAAGAGATGGTCAATGAGTTTTTCAACAAGAACTTCTAAGCACAGGAGAAAGTTAATGGATCAGCAAACGCTTAAACGGTTGATGCGATACGACCCGCTGACCGGTGAATTTTTTTGGAAGACAGGAGCGTACAAAGGAAAGCGCGCAGGGTGTGTGTCGAGCACAGGGTACATCAAGATTGTGTACAAGAGAAAAGATTATCAAGCGCACAGACTTGCTTTTTTGTACGTGACGGGCCGGATGCCCGTAAGCGATATCGACCACATGAACTGCAACAGGGCAGACAACAGGTGGATTAACTTACGAGAAGTTTCGCGCAGCGTCAACGCACACAACCGCGCAAAAGAAAACACTAACAATAAGTGTGGATGGGCGGGTGTTCATCAGTTGCGCAATAAATGGGTAGCGCAGATTAGCTTACCAAACCGGTCAAAACAACACCTCGGCGTGTTTAACACGGCAGAAGAAGCGCACTTGACGTACTTGCTCGCAAAGGAGGTGTATTTTGGAGATCATTGAGGACAAGGCCGTCGTCTTTAGGACGCGTAACCCAGACAAGTACCAGATCATCCCCAAACACAAGGTGCTTGACCAAGACGGTGACACCTACAAGATCGCCGTGTACTGGGGGCTCGATGAGGTGCGGGTGCTGCGCAACCTGGGGGTCAAGGATGTGCCTTCGCCCATCACACGGCGCTACAACTGGCCAGGGCGCTACAAGCCTATGGCGCACCAGATCGACACCGCATCGTTCCTTACAGTGCACCGCAAAGCCTTCGTGTTCAACGACCCGGGCACGGGCAAGACACTGTCGGCGCTGTGGGCTGCAGACTACCTGATGCAGCGGGGGCTTGTGCGGCGTGCGCTTATCTTGTGCCCGCTGTCGATCATGCACAGCGCCTGGATGGGCGACCTGAACAACTCAATCATTCATCGCTCTGCCATCGTCGCGCACCACGCGCAAGCTGCCAAGCGCATCGAGATGATCCAGTCGGACTATGAGTTTGTGATCTGTAACTACGACGGGCTCAACCTGATCGCAGAAGAGATCAACGCAGACGGCAGGTTCGACCTCATCATCGTCGATGAGGCCAACGCATACAAGACGATGACCACAAAGCGGTGGAAGACGCTCAAGTCGATTGTGCGCCCGGACTCGTACCTGTGGATGATGACGGGCACGCCAGCATCGCAGTCGCCCGCTGATGCGTACGGTCTGGCCAAGCTGGTCAACCCGACAGGAGTGCCGCAGTTCTTCACGGGCTGGCGCGATCAGGTCATGTACAAGCTCACGATGTTCAAGTGGGCCCCCAAGCCCACGGCCAAGGACGATGTGTACAACGCGCTGCAGCCAGCCATCCGCTTCACCAAAGAGCAGTGCTTGGACCTGCCGCCTGTGATGACGCTCACACGCGAGGCTCCGCTGACCCCACAGCAGAACAAGTACTACAACTTGCTCAAGGAGCAGATGCTGGTGCACACCGCAGGGGAGACCATCACAGCGGTCAACGCCGCTGCTGGTGTAAGCAAACTCCTACAGATCAGTTGCGGTGCGGCCTACACGGACGAGAAAGAAGTGGTCGAGTTCGATGCTGCCCCACGCCTTGGCGTCATCGAGGAGGTGCTGGAGGAGACCGAGCGCAAGGTCATCATCTTCGCCATGTTCCGCTCCAGCATCGACACCATCCACACCTACCTGACCAAGAAGGGCGTGGTTGCCGAGGTCATCCACGGCAGTGTGAGCGCGACCAAGCGTGGCGACATCATCCACAGGTTCCAGACGCAGCCCAACCCCAGGGTGCTTATCATGCAGCCGCAAGCAACGGCACACGGGATTACCCTTACCGCAGCCGACACGGTGGTTTTCTACGGCCCGTTGATGTCTGTTGAGCAGTACATCCAGTGCATCGCACGCGCTGATCGCAAGGGCCAGACCAGCGACAAGGTCACAGTGGTGCACATCCAGAGCTCCCCCATCGAGCGCAAGATGTTTAAGGCGCTGGCGGCCCGCGTCGATGACAACGACCTGCTCACGGCCATGTTTGAGTCGGAGATAAGATCATGAAAGGAGGCACTTGCAAAAGCCAAAAACCCGTGTAAACTGTCCAACGCTTGACAAAACAACAGGAGAAAGCACATGACCGACACTGAAGATGAGGTGGTCCCCATCGACCGCCTCGTGAAAATCCACACCAAGATCAAATCGCGCATCGACGCGCTGACCAAAGAGTACGACACTGCGGTGGAGCAGCTCAAGGCTCAGCAAGACGAGGTGCGCTTTGCCATCAAAGACAAGATGAAAGCCCTCGGGCTCAAGTCTGTCAACACATCTTACGGGACGGTTTCCCTCTCGACTAAGGTGCGCTACAACACGCAGGACTGGGACTCGTTCAAGAAATTTATTCTTGAGCACCAAGTCGTTGACCTGCTGGAGAAGCGCATCGCACAGACGAACATGGCGACCTTCCTGTCAGAGAACCCGGGTGTTGTTCCACCCGGTTTGAACTCGCACACCGAGTTCGAAATTCGTGTAACCAAGTCCAAGTGAGTTAACCATGAGCAATATCACGCTTTTTAACGCCTCCAATGTCCCCGCCTTCGCTCGCAACAACGAGCTGTCTGAAACTGCCAAAGCCCTGACGGGCGGCGGCGCTGGTGCCTCGACCAAGCGCATCTCCATCAAGGGCGGCGTGTTTCGCCTTGTCTCTGGTGGCAAAGAGATCGCGTCGATTGATGACCGCCACCTCGATGTGGTTGTCGTCAAGGCAGCGCCCAAAGTCAGCCGCATCTTCTACGCAGGTGCGTACGACCCAGACAAGATCGCCGGTCCCGACTGCTGGAGCAACGACGGCGAGAAGCCCGACGCTTCGATCAAGGAGCCGCAGAACAAGACCTGCATGGGTTGCCCCCAGAACGAAGCAGGGTCGGGCAACGGCAACAGCCGCGCCTGCCGCTTCCAACAGCGCCTTGCTGTTGTGCTGGCCAACAACCCCGAGGGTGATGTGCTGCAGCTTACGCTGCCCGCTACGTCGATCTTCGGCAAGGAAGACGGCGACAAGCGCCCGCTGCAAGCGTACGCACGGTTCCTGGCTGCGCAGACCCCTCCGGTCAACCCCGAGCAGATCGTCACACGCATGAAGTTCGACACCAAGGCCGAGAGCCCCAAGCTGTTCTTCACGCCCGTGCGCTGGTTGGAGGATGCCGAGTACGAGTCTGTCACGCGGCAGGCTGAGAGCGACGATGCCAAGCGTGCGGTGGTCATGACGGTGGCCCAGGCCGATGGGGTCAAGCCCAAGGCAGCGCCGATGGATATCCCTGGCAAGCCGACGCAGGCCAAAGCCGCGCCCAAGGTCGATGCTGAAGACGACGAGGACGAAGCCCCAGCGCCCAAAGCAAAAGCCCCCAAGGCCAAGCCGGTGGCATCTGAGGACGACGAGCCCGAGGTTCGCAAGGCTCCGTCCAAGGAGACCGCTGTCCCCGCCAAGAAGTCCAAGCTCGCTGATATCGTCAGCGACTGGGACGACGAGTGATCTACAGGGGCGGCGCAAGCCGCCCCCCAACACAATGTC